TAACTACCAATCTTTCAATGTTCTTAGATGCAGGTAATGCTTCTAGTTATCCAGGTTCAGGAACCGCTTGGACTGATTTGAGTGGTAATGGCCGTAATGGCACATTGACCAATGGACCAACTTATAGTAGTGCAGATGGCGGGTCTATTGTGTTTGATGGCACTGATGATTTTGTCCAATGTTCAGGTTCTGTTACGGCCACAGCAGCAACATTTGTATCTTGGATAAGACGAAATGGAACTCAAGGCCAATATGATGGCATTTTGTTTTCCAGGGGAACAAATGTTACTGGAATGAATTTTCAAGTATCCAACCAACTTGGATATCATTGGAACAATGCTGTTAACACTTATGGTTGGCAAAGTGGATTAACCATACCAGATTTAACATGGTGTATGGTTGCAGTTTCCGTTACCAGCACAGCAGCAACAGCATATCTGTGCCAATCCAGTGGAATCACCTCTGCTATCAATACTGTATCTCATACCAGCACTACCCTGGACGATATAAAAATTGGTCAAGAAGACTTTGGTGGTAGATTTTTCAACGGAAACATAGCAATAGCTCAACTTTACAACACGGCTTTATCGGCAGAACAAGTTGCACAAAATTTTGCAGCAGATAGAGCAAGATTCGGATTATGATATCATAACGTTTGTAAGTTCAATGTAAAGAAATAAGTACAGTATGACCATATTATACGCCTTAATACTCACACACATCACTATTGTGTGTGTCACATTGTATCTACATCGCAGTCAAGCACATCGATCAGTAACATTCCATCCTGTAGTAGCCCACTTTATGCGAGCCTGGTTATGGCTCACAACTGGCATGGTTACTCGACAATGGGTGGCCATACATCGCAAGCATCATAGATTCTGTGAACAACCACAAGACCCACACAGTCCAAGACAAGTTGGTTTATGGCGAGTTTTATTCGGAGGAGCACTATTATATCATGCGGCATCAAAAGATAAAAATATGGTTGATACATACGGTGCTGGCACTCCTGATGATTGGATCGAGCGCCATGTATACACGCCTCACAGCAGACTTGGCATTGGCCTTTGCCTTGTGCTCGACCTTGCCGTCTTTGGTTGGGTGGGTGCCATAGTATGGTTGGTACAAATGCTGTGGATACCACTATGGGCGGCCGGGGTTATCAACGGAATCGGGCACTGGTGGGGTTATCGCAATGGCGAAACCAGGGACACTAGTGCAAATATAGCGCCATGGGGTATCGTCATTGGTGGGGAAGAGCTGCACAACAATCATCATTTAGATCCGGCCAGCGCAAGATTAAGTCGTCGCTGGTTTGAGTTTGATATTGGTTGGTTGTATATTCAAATTTTGACTTCATTGCGTTTGGCTAAACTGAAAGTTTAGTATATAATAACACGATGTTAGATTCTATCCAGCAGTCAGTATTGCAATTGTTGCCTGCCCGTCGCAAAACGGGTCAGAACGGCTGGACCAGTTTTAACGCACCCTGTTGTGTACACAATGGAGAAACTGCCGACACTAGAGGTAGAGGTGGCATCAAAACTAATGCAGGACAGATCTCTTTCCATTGTTTCAATTGTGGCTTCAAAGCCAGTTTTGTTCCTGGCAGGCATTTAACATTCAAGTTTCGTAAATTGCTTTCTTGGTTAGGCGCAGATGATCTAACTGTGCGTAGACTGGTTATTGATGCAGTTCGATTACGAGAATTAGTTGCTCCCGAACAACTCGAACCAGAACCTGAACAAGAGATTGCGTATGAAGCCACAACATTACCTGAACAGGCACGAAATGTAGTTGAACTGGCTAACTTTTACAGCATCGGCGATTACAACAATGTACCTGCTGAATTACTTGCTGCAATAGAATATGTGCATCGTAGATCAATTGATATAAATCAATACCAATTTTATTGGACACCAGAAGAAGCTTACAACTTGCATCGCAGAATTGTAATACCATATTATTATAAAAAACAAATAGTAGGTTATACTAGTAGAGCAATAGCGGATGGAATCAAACCCAAGTATTGGTCGAGTCATCCTGCAGACTTTGTGTTTAATTTGGATCAGCAACGGTCCGATAGTAAATTTGTTGTAGTGTGCGAAGGGCCGTTTGATGCCATGAGCGTAGATGGTGTTGCACTTAGTGGGTCAGAAATATCAGATACGCAAATTGAACAAATAGATAGATTACAGCGCGAAGTGATTGTGGTTCCAGACACCGATCGTGCAGGTCGCAAATTGATTGATCGAGCCATCGAAGCAGGATGGACTGTTAGTTTTCCTGTATGGCAAGAAACATGCAAAGATATAAATGATGCTGTAATAAAATATGGCAAGCTATTTGTTTTAAAAAGCATACTAGCAGCTAGAGAAACCAGCAGACTTCGAATTGAGCTTAAAAAGAAAAAACTATATAATACATTATGAAAGATTATAATCCAGAAATACAACGACTGTTTTTAGAGATGATGTTGGAAGACGCCGAAACATATGTGCGTGTTCAAAACATCTATAACGCAGAAAACTTTGATCGCAGCTTGAGAGAAGCAGCACGATTTATCAAAAAGCACAGCGACGATCACAAAACGCTGCCCACTAGAGAACAGATACAGGCTGCAACCAGTGTAGAACTTAGAACAGTTCCTGATCTCAGAGAAGGACACTATGATTGGTTCTTGACTGAATTTGAAGGATTCAGTCGCAAACAAGAACTGGAGCGAGCCATTCTAAAAGCAGCTGACATGATTGAACAGGGCAACTTTGATCCTGTAGAAAAATTGATCAAGGACGCTGTACAAATCAGTTTGACCAAAGACATGGGTACGGATTATTTTGAAGATCCTAGAGCCAGATTGATGAAGATTAAATCTAACAACGGGCAAGTGAGCACAGGTTGGCCCACCATGGATCAACGCTTGTTTGGCGGCATGAACCGAGGCGAGCTTAATATCTTTGCTGGTGGATCAGGTTCAGGTAAAAGTTTGTTTATGCAGAACATTGCAATCAACTGGATCACAGCCGGACTAAATGGTGTGTTCCTTACACTGGAACTCAGTGAAGAATTATGTGCTATGCGTATGGATGCCATGGTTGCAAACTGTAGTACAAAAGAAATCTTCCGGGATTTGGACACATTAGAAATGAAGATACGCATGGTAGGCAAAAAGTCTGGCAAGTTGCGTATCAAATACATGCCAGCACAGAGCAATGTGAATCACATTCGTGCCTATCTCAAAGAACTAGAAATACAGACAGGACAAAAGACAGATTTTATCATGGTGGATTATCTTGATCTTGTTATGCCAGTAAGTGCCAAAGTCAGCCCTAGCGATTTGTTTGTGAAAGACAAATATGTTAGTGAAGAACTACGTAACCTAGCTCGAGAATTCAACATACTGATGATCACTGCATCGCAGTTGAATAGATCGGCTGTGGAAGAAATTGAGTTTGATCATAGTCATATCTCGGGCGGTATCAGTAAAATTAACACAGCAGATAATGTGTTTGGTATCTTTACAAGCAGAGCCATGCGAGAACGTGGTAGATATCAGATACAGTTGATGAAAACTCGTAGTTCAAGTGGTGTAGGACAAAAAGTGGATCTTGAATTCAACATTGAAAGCCTACGCATTACAGATCCAGGTGAAGATGCACAAAGCGAAAACGGTGGGTCAGGATTCCGCACAAGCAGTCAGATCATGGATCAGATTAAGACTACTGCAACAACCAGTAGTCCCATGATTGCAGCCAAGCCCAAGCCAGGATTTGAATTAGAGAAATCAGTACAGGCCAACGTTGACAGCACAAAACTCAAACAAATGCTTGCAAGTCTAAAAACTAAAACCGAATAAATATCTAATAACGGAGTAGATTTTGCAAAAACGCACTCGTAGTATTCTTGACGAACTAGCCCATATGCCGGTCGGCCGAGACAGGGAAAATCTTGTGGAAAGTCGTGCTGGGCATGTAATTCAGGGTGCAATAAACTTGATCAATTACATCAAAGAAAACTACGATAGTGAACAAGCAGCGGAACTAGAGCGTAGATTGCTCAACAGTATTAGAGCCCAAGATCCTGCAAAATTTGCCCGAGGAGTTAGGAGATTTAGACGTGAAGATTAACGAAATAGTGAATGAGGGTTTAGTATCCAGTTTTGCAAAGGGACTGCTACCAGAGCCAGTGCAAAGAGTAATGGATACCCCATATCGAGCAGGTCCAGAAGATTATAATTACATGAGTCGATCTCAGGATGCTGTGGATCAGGCCAAACAGTTGGCCAGCAAGCATGGTATCAATCCTGCCACTCCACAGTTACGAAATAAATTGCCCAATAAGTTAAACTATATTAGTTATCTTTCGCAGTATGATCTAGCTGATCACATCAACGATTTAGATGATGCTACCAAACAGCAATTGATCAAAGCGTTTGGAATACCACCACCAAAGCCATGAAAAAATTAAACGAAGGCGGCACTATCTTTAAGACACCCAACGGTGAACCACTAACACAACGTATCAACCGTGATGATGTGCCAGCAACAATCGAATGGTTAGAATCTCAAACCAATATTCAATTTCCTACAGAAACATGGTTGGGTACTACTGGTCGCAAAAGTTCTTCGGGTGATTTAGACTTGGCTGTAGATGAAACAAAAATCACCAAAGAAGACTTGATCAAGGTTCTACTTGCAGCAGGCGTAGACGCCAAGCATATTAAAAAATCCGGTGACAGCGTACATGTGCAAACGCCCATTG